ATATCAATCATCGATGGAAAGCACGAACAATTAACTAAAGGTGCTTTACCTGATTTACTAACTAAAGCATTAGGTGTTGGCTTTGATTTAAAAGTCGGTCACGATTATGTAGAAAATGCGGAGGAAAGATTTGAATTTTATCACACAGAAGAAGATAGGCTTCCATTCGATTTGGAATACTTCAACACTATCACAAAAGGTGGTGTCCCACGTAAGACTCTTAATATTGCTCTCGCTGGTACCGGTGTCGGTAAGTCTTTATTTATGTGTCATGTTGCTTCCTCGGCTTTAGTACAAGGTTTCAATGTTTTATACATTACAATGGAAATGGCTGAAGAAAGAATTGCCGAAAGAATAGATGCTAACTTACTTAATGTACCTATCGATCAACTTGATAAAATGTCAAAAGATATGTTTACTACAAAAGTAAAAGATATTTCTCGTAAAACAACTGGTAAATTAATTATTAAAGAATATCCAACCGGTTCAGCACATTCAGGTCATTTCAGAGCTTTACTTAATGAACTTAAATTAAAAAGACAATTTGAACCAGACTTAATCTTTATTGATTATTTAAATATATGTGCAAGTTCTAGAATGAAAGGAATGGGCGGTGCAATCAATTCATACTCTTACATTAAAGCAATTGCTGAAGAATTACGTGGCCTTGCGGTCGAGTTCGAAGTACCGATCTTCTCTGCAACGCAAACGACTCGTTCAGGTTTTAGTAACTCGGATGTTGGGCTTGAAGATACAAGTGAGTCTTTTGGATTACCCGCAACGGCAGATTTAATGTTTGCATTAATATCTACTGAAGAACTTGAACAGCAAGGTCAGTTCATGGTAAAACAATTAAAGAATCGTTACAACGATCCAACACTACATAAAAGATTTGTGGTTGGTGTCGATCGTAGTAAGATGAGATTGTATGATGTAGAAGACAATCAACAAACGCTTGTAGATGATACACCAGTGTTTGATAAAACAGAAACTGGAAAAAGATTTAAGGATTTTAAACTATGATAAAACATTACATTATAATATTATGGTGCCTAGCTTTTTGGGGCGGGTTCATTACAGGTAAAAGTGCATTTGCAGGTTCTTGGAATGATAAACCAATTATGTGTGAGCAAAAAGATATAGCTCTAAAAACAATTAAAGATAATGGAGAAGTATCAATAGCTACAGGAATATCAGCTACAAAAGTAAGAGATGATGAAGGCTTATCTGATATACCTGCAATGATTCCTATACAGATATTTGTTAATTTAAAAACTAAGACATATACAATAGCTGAATATCATCCTTCATATAATAGTATTTGTATACTTGCATATGGAGATGACTGGAACTTATTAGGAGAAAAAAGTTGATAGCAAAATTAATTTCTTATAGTAAACCATCTGAGTTTACTACATACGATAGCAGAAAAGCTATGCCAAGAGATTGTCAAGACTTGGTGGCTTTTTGTGCAAGAGTTTCTAATCCATCAAATCAAAATAATAGTAAAACATCAGAAAAATTATTAAAATATCTTGCTAAACACAAGCACTGGTCACCATTTGAAATGGTAAGTGCATGTATTGAGATCAATACCACACGCGACATTGCCAGACAAATATTAAGACATCGTAGTTTTAGTTTTCAAGAGTTTAGTCAAAGATATGCAAATCCAGTAAAGGAGTTACAATTTGTCACACGAGAAGCGAGAATGCAAGATACAGAGAATAGACAAAGTAGTATCGAAGTTGATGACAAAACTTTCCAACTCGATTGGGAAAGAGAACAAAAGCGAGTTATCTGGATGTGCAAACAAGTTTATGCTGCGGCAATTAAAAAAGGAATCGCAAAAGAGGTAGCAAGAGCAGTGTTACCTGAAGGATTAACAACTTCTAGATTATATATGAATGGAACTATCAGAAGTTGGATTCATTTCATTGAATTACGTTCGGCAAATGGCACACAAAAAGAATGTAGTGAAGTTGCTGTTGCATGTGCTGAAGCTATATCTAAAATATTTCCAATGGCTCAGGAGTTTGTAAATGTCGAATAAGTATACTCAAGATATGACGGGGACTGGCCAACACATAGAACTACCTGATCCTGAACCAGAAAGATACTATGACTGGATGTTATGGAAACTAAGACAAGATCCTAAGTGGAAAGCCATGAAACAAAAAACAAGAGAACCATTTATAAGACAAATGTTAAAAATGGATAGCTTAGTTCTTGCTGTAATCTATACTCTAGGTCATATCATTATTGCCATGAATGTTGTATATTTTATGACAGGCGCCAGCATATGGGAAGCAGGTGCTGTAGCTCTTGTTGAACCAATAATAAATGGTTGTTGGTTTTTTATATTACATATTTTATATAAAAAAATAAAAAGTGAATAAATCATATTGTCCATTACCGTTCACTGAAATATACGTGAACAACGCAGGTCAATATAGGCTATGTTGCCAAGCAGAAGAAGCTTCTTTTTCAATTTCTGAAGAAGTTCCACCATTTGAATATTTCTTTTCAGATGAGATGGAAGAAATTCGCGATAAGCTTATGCAAGGTGAGAAATTAAAAGACTGTAACAAATGTTATGAACTGGAAAAGTATGGCGATTCTTATAGACTAAAAGCTATAAAACGATTTGGTGTTTATGATAACGTAAGGGATGTTAGGCTTAAACTAAGAATAAATGGCAGCAGCTGTAACTTAGCATGTTACATGTGTCATCCTCTTAACTCATCAACAAGACGTAAAGAGTTGAGAGAGATATGGGGTGATGATTTTGACATTGTGTTTTCTGATCCTAATAAGATTAAGTTTACGTCTAATGCCAAATCAATGAAACGTAATATTTGGAATGATACTATAGCAGATATCAACAAGCACATTCACTTAGTCAAAGAAATTCACATGACAGGAGGTGAGCCTTTACAACTACCTCGTCATTGGGAGTGGATTGATGCTATACCAGAAGATGATAAGAAACATATTGAATTAAGTTACGATTCAAACATAACACAGCTTTCATACAAGAATCATCATGTTTTAGATTTGAAAGATCAATTTAAGGATGTGCACTTTGGAGTTAGTTGCGATCATTTCGGAGAAAAACTAGAATACATTCGTTATCCTATTGACTATAAACAGTTTGAAGAAAACTTAAGATTGATCGTAGACAACTTTAAGCAATGCTTAAACGTTACTGTAGGCATATTAAACATAGAAGATCTTGATGAAATACAAGAGTACTACGAGAACTTAGGTGCAAATGTTACTTTCTATAATGTGGTGAATAAGCCAAAAGCTTTGTCAATAAGAAACCTGCCAGAACACTTGAAAGAAAAGTATAGAAAGAAATATCCTCAACATGGGCAGGTGATTGCTGAGCTGAATAAGCCTAAGTTCAGCGAAGATTGGTATGAGCTATTTACAGATTACATGGACAAGCTATATGCTCATAGAAAATTAGATTGGAGGAAAATATTTGAAAAAAGTGAAAATAACGGTGTACATCCCTTTAAAACTGTGGTATAATAATACTATATTAATTTACAGGGAGTTATAAATGGGTATACATATAGGTCAACATAATAGATCATCTTCATGGGTTGGAAGATTTGATCCAAAAAATCCACAAGACATGCAAGAATATGAGATGGTAAAATCTATCACAAGAGCATGTAATTCATCTAAGATAAAATTTAGAGTAGAAAAGAAAGGTAGAAAGCCAACTAATGGTTTTACTTACTTTGGTGATCCTATAGGAGGTATAAAGAATGCTACACTATGGGATGTCTACATTTATAGGAGGTATACATTATGATTATTGTTGATTACAGCGGTATCGCTTTAGCGAGTATTATAATTAATAAAACGTTTGATGAACGACTAATTCGTCATATGATTCTCAACTCCCTTAGAATGTATCGTACAAGATACAAAGATGAGTATGGCGAATTGGTCCTTGCTGTTGATGCGTCAAATAACTGGCGTAGAAAAGCTTATCCTCAATACAAAGCTAATAGAAAAAAAGGCAGGGACGAATCCACTTTTGATTGGAATGAAGCTTTCAGAATACTTAATGATGTACGTGAAGAAATTGCAGAAAACTTTCCATACAGAGTTGTTCGTATTGATGGTTGTGAAGCCGATGATGTTATAGGCACATTGGTTGCTATGAATTCAGATCATACATCCGTTAATATGATTGGTATTCCATTGGAAAAAGTTATGATTGTTTCTTCTGACAGAGATTTCTTACAATTACAAAGATTTAAAAATGTAAAACAGTTTTCACCACTTCTTAAAAAAGAATTGATAGAACAAAATCCAAGATACTATCTACAAACACACATCATACGCGGTGACAAAGGTGATGGTGTACCAAACATCTTATCAGACGACAATGTATTTGTTGAAGGCTTTAGGCAAACACCTATGACTAAAAAGAAAGTAGATGATATAATACAAGATCTTGAAGAAGGTGAATTGCTTTATGCGGCATCTTGGTATCGTAACTATTGCAGAAATAAAAAACTAATTGATCTTACTGAAACGCCAGAAGATCTAAGAAAACAAATTATAAATAACTTTATGGATCAAGATCCAGCTTCGTTACATGGTAAGAAAGGCAAAGTCTTTCCTTATTTAGTAGCAAAGCGTTGTAATGAATTGATTAAAAGTGTACAGGAGTTTATTTAATGAAACAATATGTATTTGAAGTTTTAGAAGAAATGGCTAAGCAAAGAAATAAAAGTGATAAAGTTCGTATCTTAAAAGAAAACGAGACATGGGCTTTAAAAGATATTATAAGAGGATCAATGGACACCAGCATAGCTTGGAATCTACCTGAAGGCGAACCACCATATACTGCAGCCGCAGCTCATACTCACGCCAGTAACTTAACTCAACAAAATGGAAAGTTTAAATACTTTGTGAGAGGTGGACCAGGTGATAAAGAGCCAAAGTTCAAGAGAGAAAATATTTTTATCGGAATACTCGAAGGTGTGCATCCAGAAGATGCTAAGCTAGTTATTAACATGATAAACAAAAAGAAAATTCCAGGAATTTCCAGACCAGTTGTAGAGGAGGCCTTTCCAAAACTACTACAGGACTAACTCTACAACCTTACGAAAGGTAAAGAGATGGTACTACAACAACTTGAAAAAAACTACGGACTAAAATTTAAAAAGAGAGGTAGAATTAATCGTATGGAAAAGATCGACAAGAAAAGAGATTTCATAAGAAAAAAAGTCAAGTTATTAAAAGTACTGGAGGATAAATTTCAAATCATTTAAAAAAATAACTATTTACAAACTGAATGAATTATGGTATAATATATTATTTGAAAGGTGAAAAACATGAATATTTTTATTTTGGACAAGGATCCGCATATAGCTGCACAAATGCTTTGTGACAAGCATGTTCCTAAAATGATTGTGGAATCTGCACAAATGCTAAGTACAGTACATCGTATGCTTGATGGCACGCCAGAAAAACGTAGGTCAAAGTCAGGTAAGACTATGCAAACGTATTATTCTTTTGGCGATATACGTGATGATTTGTATTATCTTGCAGTACATAAGTATCATCCATGTACCACATGGACAGCAGCAAGTCTAACAAACTACAACTGGCACTATGCACACTTTGTTGAAATGGCCAGAGAATTTAAATATCGTAGAAATAAAGATCACGTAACTTTTAAGAAACTTGGTCCAATACTGGCTGCTCCGCCTATAAATATACCAGATATAGGTCTTACCGAATTCGCACAAGCCATGAGTCATTTTCCAGATTGCATGGTTCCAGGCGATGCAGTTCAAGCATATAGAAACTACTATCACAAAGCAAAACCCTTTGCTAAGTGGGATTGGGGAAGACCAGCTCCTGACTGGTGGAAAGGATACCAAGTTGCCTAAGTATACAGTAAAGCCTTTAGAAGAAGGTGATGAATATGAAATTTTTATAAAAGCTGATGAGTTGCAAGACTATCTTAAAAAGCATAATTGCATAAAAGTTTTAACTTTTCCAAAGATAGTATCAAGTAGAGGTAGCTTACTATCAAAGACAGATCAAGGGTGGAAAGACAACCTTTCAAGAATTAAAGAAAATTCTGGAAGAGGTAATACAATTAAAACTTAGGGGAAGGATATGAAATTCTTTATTATAGTATCTTTTGTTATGGCAAATAAAATGGCTGCAGATAGACCTCTTTTTATTTTTAAACAGCCTTTTTTCGATAGCGTGTTAGAATGCAACCAATATGTTTCTGTAATGCATCAAAGAATATATACAACAGCGAGTGCATCATACAATTTTAAATATCAACCTGATGCAATATACTGTTTACCAACAGACAAAGTGAAAGAGATTTTTAATTATAATTATGAAGACGACAAACCAAAACAAAACATTTAGCCATGACAAAGTTGATATCGGATATAAAGATCTTACTGCTGAAACTACCGATACTGGGAGAACTTATAGTACTCCTAATGGCAAGTCTTATCCTAGTGTCACTACAGTTTTAAGTATACTTACGGAAGATTTTATACGTGCTTGGAGAAACCGTGTAGGTGAAGAACAAGCAGATATAGTAAGCGGCAAAGCATCTAGGCGAGGTACGAAGGTGCACAGCATTGTAGAAAAGTATTTAAATAATGAAGACACATCAGACTTTTTACCACACATCCAACAAAGCCTTAAAAATCTCAAACCTGTACTTGATAACGGTATTGGAACGATATTCGGCCTCGAGGTTGCTTTATATAGTGATTACTTAGGTGTGGCCGGTAGATGTGATTGTGTTGCAGAATATAACGGTGTACCGTCTATAATCGATTTTAAAACTTCAAGATATATAAAAAAGAAAGAAAAGATAAGCAACTACTTTGCACAAGGTGCTGCGTATGCAATCATGTGGGAAGAGCGAACAGGAATGGTGATACCTAATGTTGTAGTCATTATGGATGTCGATCATGAAAAGCCCTTAGTTTTTGTAGAACACAGGGATAACTATACTAAATTATTAAAGGAAACAATTGATGAATATAGAACTCGCAAAATGTTCGGCCACTGACTTATCGCTGACACAAGTAATAAAACTAAGATCAGACTTTGAGGAGGTTACTAAAGGTTATAATATGCCCGAAGGTTCTGATATAAATAATATAAATTGGTTTTTGAAAGATGGCCACAGGTCAAATTCTCTTCGTAATGGATTTAAAGAAGCTGAAGAATTAGCGAAGAAAATAAAGGAGTATGCAGATGGCTGCACAAAAACAACTAGAGGCAGGAAGCAAGTACGCGAGTTTTGATAAAGACGGTGACGGAATTGTTACTGATGAAGAATTTGAAATGGAACAAAAATTGATACAGTTAGAGAATGAAGATAAAAAACAAGATGCTCAGAGAAATATGGCATGGTTTGCCTTAAGCGGTATGTTATTATATCCTGCATTTGTTATTGCTGCAACATTATTCAGTCTCGATAATGCTGCAAAAATATTAGGAGACATGGCTGCTGTATACTTCGTATCAGTTGCTGCTATTGTTGCTGCATTCTATGGCAAGGAAGCTTTAGCAAAGAAATAATAAACAAAGGATTTCGTTATGAAGAGATTGATATATCAAGTTTACACTGGTAAAAAATCGAAGTTGTATGATCACTGTACAGCTTCGGTTAAAGCTTATGCTGATAGAATTTCTGTAGATTATATAGTACAAACAATCCCCAAAATGATGATTAAACCTGACGTATTTGCAACAAATCGTAGTAAAGAGTCATATGAAAAATATGGAGGATTCTTACCAATTTATGAAAAAGAAAATGCACTCGATTATTTTGATAGGTATGACCAGATTTGCATTATTGATGCTGATATCTGGGTGCGCCCTGAAACACCAAACATCTTCTTGGAATTGGATAATTTCGGTGGAACCACTGAGTTTGCCGGAGTTGTGGAAAGAATGGCGCCAATCCTCCCGTGGTACAAACAAAAATTAGTAGGATATACTCGAATGCAGTATTCCAATCTCAAAGATGTCAATTGGGAGTGGACACATGAAAATGGAGCATTATTTTATAATATGGGTTTAATGCTCATGGATAAAAAAATCACTAAATACTTAAATGGACAAAGTGGAAAAGAGTTTATACAAAGACCTGAGTTTAAAGACTTTGTTGATGGCCAAGGTGCATGGAAATGGAGCACTGATCAGACACTATTAAATTATTGGGTTAAGAAAGAAAATATGGTACAGACTTATCTTAACTGGAAATGGAATGCACTTTATACAGCAATACCAAATGATAAAATAAAAGAAGCATATTTCGTACATTTCTTTCTTAAAGATAAATTACCGAATAATGGTGAAAATGTTCAAGAGTTGATGGAGATTGTACAATGAAAATTCAAATTGATATAAGTATGGGTGAATACATAGATAGGTATTCTATATTAGTAATAAAACAAGACGAAGGTCTTGACGTTGCAACAGAATTAAAACAATACAAAAGTCTTGATTTAACTCATCCAGGGTTTGATTTTTATTTAGGTATTATGTTAGCAATTAATCAACAGTTGTGGTATTTAGAAGATATTAAAAGAAAAGATGTAGAAAGATTTAGTAAAGAAGAATCTAATACTGCATTTCTTATTACTCAAATAAATGATTTAAGACATGAAAC